AATTTTGAAAAAACTATATCAAAACTTCCAAGAAAAGATATGGATGCGTTTCTACGTGAACAAGTTCTAAAATTTATTAACGCACTTGGATAAATAATACCATGAGTAAATCAGTTTTAAAAGATATCAAACAGAATGGTAAGCATACCTTCGATGGCCCAGAGGTTAAGCAACGTAAGAATTTTGCACCCGCGACTAAAAAGTTTATGCCTAAAGGTAAAGGTAAAGGCTCTTATGATAGGAAATCCAAATCTAATGATGAGGATGAAGAAGGTTTGGGTGGCGTTCCATTGAAAAAAGGTAAGAAAAGTATCACTACACATAGAAGAATTAAGTTTGACGACGATGAGGGAGAAAACCCATCAGTTCCAGTTAAAGGTGAGCCAGATAAGAAGAGAAAGCCCCTAGAAGGTAAGAGAACTAAAGATAGACCATCGTGGGATTCTAAGAAATTCGAGGAGTCTACAGACATTTCAAAATTTATTGATTGTATTTTTTCAAAAAACTATAGCGAAGCAGATAAATATATTAAGCAAGCCGTAGAAACCAAAATTCAATCTCGCATTGAAAAGGAACTTACGAAAAATCTATTCTAATCATATGAAGAAAAATCTAAAAAATCTATTCTCGGAAGATGTCCAAAAGGTTCTCACCGACGACACACTAACTGCAATTGAAGAAGCCTTCGATGCGAAGGTTCAACTTAGTGTCGAAGCTGCTCTGATTGAACAAGATGATATCTACGCAGGTAAACTTAAGACCCTTATCACAACCTTGGATCAAGATAGATCTAAAAAGATGATGAGAGTTGTTGAAGCTGTTGATAAGAATAATGCATCCAAGTTAGTTAAGATCGTAAAACTTTACGAACGCTCCAATGTTAAGGATGCTAAGAAATTTAAGAAAATTCTAGTTGAATCTATCAGTGCATATCTCGAAGAATTCCTAGACACCTCTATCGATAAGAGTGATCTGGAGCAAGCTGTTAAGAATAAAACTGCATTCACCGTTCTAGAAAACCTCAAGAATGTTCTGGGTGTTGACACTGCAATGATGAATCCACAAATCAGTGAAGCTGTTATGGATGGTAAATCAAAACTTACACAACTTCAAAAAGAAAATAAAGAATTGAAAGAACAATTCAAAGCACTTTACGAAGCTAATCAAAAAACCGAAGTTATCAGCCTACTTGAAGGTAAGACCTCTAAATATCCAGAGGCTAAAAAGAATTTCCTTCGCAAGGCTCTTGCAGATAAGTCTCTGAAATTCATCAAAGAAAACTTCGATTATACCGCTCGTCTATTTGACAAGCAAGAAACTTCAAAACTTCAAACTCTGAAAGAAGATGCAATTCAGAGTAGAGAAGTCAAGCCAGATTTCGTTCCAACCAAAAAAGTTGTCACCGAAAAGGTAAATACTAATAACTCTAACGGACTTCAAGACGAATACCTAACTGCCCTCTCAAGGGGTAAGGGAATTCTCTAAAGATTTCACCAAGAACCATGAAGCCTCTGATGGCTTGAACAAATTATAGAAAGAAAACATATTATATGAAAATTCCTCAAAATATTGATCCAAAAGATGTTAACGCAGTCGTTAATAAATGGAAGGGCATTCTGGACTACACATCGAAAGATGTGAACGAAATCCAAAATGAACACGTTTATCGCACAACTGCTATTCTGATGGAAAATCAAGAGAAATGGTGTCTCGAAGAGGCAGGTAACTCATCGTCTGGTATCTTTGGCGCAACTTCTGTGGCTAATAGCCCCGGTGGTAATGGCGACAATTATGCTGCTGGTGATTCCCGTCTTCCAAAGATCCTCATTCCTATGATTCGTCGTACTTTCCCTGAACTAATCTCTAACGAGATCTGTGGTGTTCAACCTATGGGTGGACCAGTTGGTCTTGCATTCGCTCTGCGTTATGCATATCAATCTGATTTCCTCAACCAAACCGACCATGTAGATGGTCTTAGCGTCGGAACTGGCAATGCTGGTGGCGGTGCTGGTGCTGGTAAATATGGTGGTAACGCAGGACTTAATGACAGTGAGCTTGGATATCAATTACTTGATACCAGACACACTGGTACATCTGCATCGAACCTTAGTGGTTTGGCTGGTGTATGGGAGTTCGCAGATCAAGATCGTGGTGTAGCTCAACTCCTTGAGAGTTATGAGAACACCGGACGTATTCCTCAGATCGAAATGAAGTTTGAAAAAACTTCTGTCGAAGCCGGAACACGTAGACTTGCTACTCGTTGGTCTATCGAATTGGAACAAGATATCAAAAACATGCAAAAGATCGACATCGATGGTGAGCTGACAAATGCGATGTCTTACGAAATCCAAGCCGAAATTGACCGTGAGGTTGTTATGCGTATGCTACAATCAGCGTTTAACGCTGGTTATGGGGCTGGATACTCCTTCTGGAGTCCTGTAAGTGCTGATGGTCGTTGGACTGCTGAACGTAATCTTACTTTCTACCAAAAACTTATTATCGAAGCTGGTCGTATGGCCGCTCGTAACCGTCGTGGTGCTGCAAACTTCATTATCGCTACTCCTAGAGTATGCTCGATCTTGGAAATGCTACCTGACTTTAAAGTTTACGAAATCAATGGAACAGTCTCAACGGCTGGAGTTGGTATCGCAAAGGTAGGAACAGTAGGCGCACGTTTCACTGTTTATCGTGATACAAGAACTGAAGTTCAGAATTCTTCCCTCTATGCAAATAATCAATACACTCCTACTCGTACGAGTCCTGTTGAATATGCGCTTATGGGATACAAGGGTTCTGAGTATTATGACACTGGTATTATCTATTGCCCTTATATCCCGATCATGGTGCAACGCGCTATCGATCCTGTTAACTTCACGCCTCGCGTTGGTCTTATGACCCGTTATGGTATCGTTAACAATATATTCGGTGCTAATCTTTATTACCATCTAGTTATCGTTACGGGACTTGGTGTTGCGTTCACTCCGGGAAGTGTAAGCACATACCTCTAATTCGTTAGAAGTAGCTTACTCTGAAAGAGTTACGAAATAAATCAAACCAAAAAGTGGAGGAACCGAAGATCCTCCACTTTTTTTATACTAGAAAGTGGTTGATATACTTGGGGCTAATGGTAAATAATAAATATGACTGATCGTGAGATTAAAATAAAAATTCAAACAGAAGCTGATAAAAAATATAAAGGGTCGTATAGGTTCTTTAAAGATCAATATCTCAAAGAATTAGTAGGGTTGGATGGATATACTAGGATTTATAATAAAGTATCTAAAGACTTACACTATTCATATTCCCTAGTGATATACTGCTTCATGAATGATATATTATCACACCCTATATGTGACTGTGGTAATAATGTAAGATTCAATACCACAACTAAACTATTCTTACAATACTGCTCGAATAAATGTAAATGGGAACATAATGATAAAATACAAGAAGTCAAACGGGCTACATGTTTGGAAAAATATGGAACTACCAATGTTTTGGCTAGTGAGTTTGGTAAATCTAAGGCTAGGAAAACAAACCTACGAAAATATGGTGTTGAAAATTATACACAAACAGATGAATATAAAGCGAGTGTTGTGGGTAGAACACATAGCAAGGAGAGAATAGAAAAAACTCAACTATCTCATAGAAAAAGGTTCTTTAAAACTATAGAATTGAAATACCCAAACTTCAAACCTCTATTTACATTAGATGAATATATGGGAGTTAAGGGATACGTGGAATACAAATGGTTATGTAAAACGTGTAATAATGAAATTATGTCGTGTATAGATAACGGGAGTTCACCATCATGTGTGCATTGCAGCCCAGTGGGAACTAAACATGAACTTATAATTAGAGATTATTTAGATTCTCTGGGAGTTAACTATGAATATAATTGGAGAAAGTTACCATCTAAAAAAGAAATTGATGTCTATATACCAGATTTGAAAATTGGATTTGAATTATGTGGATTATACTGGCACTCTACTGCAAGTCCATCATATGGTAAGCTGGATCATATCGCCAAACATATAGAATGTGAGTCGGAAGGTATTAGATTGGTTACGATATTTGATGATGAGATGTATCAAAAGAAACAAATAGTTCTCAATAGAGTTAAGAATACTATTGGTAAGGTGTCTAGGAAAATATACGCCCGTAAATGTAACGTAATTGAAATCGACGCAGAAACATCTAGAAAATTTCTAGAAAAATATCATATACAGGGAGCTATTGGGGGGAGTTATAAATACGGACTAACTTATAAAAACAGATTGGTTGCTGTTATGACTTTCAACAAAGGTAGAATTGCAACTGGGAATAAAAGCAAAGATGGTGTGTTTGAACTTGGGAGATATTGCACAATTTCAAATTTCTCTATAGTTGGAGGTGCTGGTAAGTTATTTAAACACTTCATCAAAACAGAGAACCCAACAGAGATATTTTCATTCTGTGATAAACGTTGGAACACTGGTATTGTATATGAAAAGATTGGTATGAAATTCGATAGGGATACTCCAGTAAATTACTACTACACTAAAGATTTCAAATCTAAATTACACAGAATTCAGTTTCAGAAAGCTAAACTTAAGAATATGAAATCCTATGATGATACACTTACGGAAGAACAAATCATGAAACTTGAAAAATATCATAGAATTTATGATTGTGGTTCTAAGTTATATACTTGGAGAAAAACTTGGTAATTTTACTAAATATAAACATGTCCATTTACTCTTTCGACACAATCCTACTATCTGCTCAAAAAACTGGTGAGCCAAACCTAATCGGAACCTCCCTTTCAGCCAATGGTGTTAATACCGTATCCCTATCTACTCTAGATAAAGGTATCGCATTTAATGCTCTGACACCTCTGGGATCTACTACAACCATTAACGTTGAAGGATCTGTCTTCACAATCGATACTGTCTATACAGGTAGTGTTATGGGTCTTGCTAAGACAACTGGAGGATATACCATCTTCACAGCAAACTCTGCATTGGCTACCGTTCCTCTTTCGGCTAAGATTCTAGATCAAATCGATGTGGGTGACCCACAATCGCGTAGGAAATATCTATACGGTTACATTTAATTCTCATCGTTGCATCGTCATGTTAAAAAAGCTCAAGATTAAGTTCTTGAGCTTTTGACATTTCGTATCCATAGTGTAATTAATGTGTATGGATACAGTAGATAAAAAGTTTGTAGCAGATGTTCTAGAGAAGACTCCAGAAAATCATAGGGACGATCACACATTGCGAAGTATGTTGGGTGAGTTATATGTGAACGATAATCCGAAAAGTTCACCTAGAGGTAAATGGAAGGCTGGTGGTGGGAATATCATTCATAGATCTAGTGAATATTTCTACCAGTCTAAATATTTAGAATTTATATTAAAATATAAAAATTCTGAAATTCGTCCCATGTTATATACTTTCAAAAATGAGAAAGATTTGAAAAAGTTTATAAAACGAAATAGAAAATTGGTTTACGCTCTAGGTATATATTATGCATATGTCTACGATACAGGTCCAAAATTGGGATACTTGAAAAGTAAGATGCAATACTGGATTTATAAATATATGGATAAGAATACCTTTAGATATATTTTCAATTTGAGTTCACACAAACTACCAAAATTAACGATCAAAATTAACAACTAAGGTAAATATTACTACATGACAGGTGTAGGTAGTGATTCTGGACAAGAATATAGAAAAGAAGATAGATCATTCTATTGTGGTATTGTCGTTAAAAATAATGATCCATCTCATTCTAATAGAGTTAAAGTATACATCCCAGAGATTACAAACCAACCATATGATGAGTGGTTTGAGAAATTTGAAAACTTTAATATAAAATCTCCGGGAACAAATTCAAACCCTAAAACAGAATCTGAGAAAAAAACCAATGGGGATTGGGAAGATATTGAGATGTTTGAAGAGATATCTAAACTTATCCCGTGGGCATCTCCATGTTATCCTATAGTCGGAGAGAGTGGAAACTATAGATATTTTAAGGATGGTAAAGTTTCTATCATAACCGATAATAATTATGGTAAGGTTGATATAAACGACACTGAACCACCCACACTTGAAACTGGAGCGTTCTCACCAGCATTTCTATATGAGAATGTGGACACTGCTATTGGTGATGCATTCTCAAAACCACTAGATAATTTTTCAGTTAAGTGTAACCCATATGCATTCAGCTATAGACCATCCAAACATGTAAACAAATCCAAAGGGTTGTTTGGAATACCAGAGGTTGGATCTAAAGTTTGGGTGTTCCATAGTAATGGCGATCTAAACCATCCGGTATACTTTGGCGTGACACAAGATTTTAGAAGTTTAACTCTCATCAATGATACTGATAATGAAAACAATATCGGTTCGACATATCCAAACGACTACGAAAATTAATTATGTCATCAATATATAAAAATAGAACTATTTGGAATCAGAGAGGTGGGTCGATAGATATCGATAATACCACCGAGAGGGAGAAGATTAAACTATCCCAGAGAAGTGGTTCAAATGTCAATCTCACCAATGTAGTAAATACCGAATTGGCCACCAACAACAAACAGATAAATGTCATACATGATTCATTTAAAACTGTAGGTAACGATGATATATCATTTGTTGGTGGTCAAAAAACCCAAAGAGTTGTAGGTAATAGTTATAATTTGAAGGGTCTAGCTGATCAAGGTCAGTTGGATGCTATGGAATCATGGAGGGAAGCGTATAGACCAGTTGCTAACCTTAACAGCGAATTTAAGATAAAGCGGGGGGGTGTTGGGTTTCCCAATGGTAATGTCACAGACAAGTCCGGGGATCGTGAAAAGAATCCAGTTATAGATAGTAAGGTTTTCACCGTTGAAAATAAATTCAATGGGTATAAGGGAATACCAATTCGAAATAAAGGATCTGATGAGGTGGTTACATATGTAACTGTCCCCGATAGAGGTAAGACGAAACCCGCAAAGGAACGTAAAATAACCGTAGCAGATATTAATCAATCGGCTGGAGCATCTGGATCAAATGCTCCGGGTGTTGCTGAGTTTGGTGCAGATAAAAGTGCTGCAACCGAAAATGGTGATTGGTCTGATAACAAGGATGCTCAGGATATAGATAAGAAAATATTAGAATTACAAGATACCCTAACCCCAATAGAACAATTAATTGGGGATGGTGATGATACCATCTTCACAAAGAAAAATAAGTTTGAACAAGTCGGTGGTGTTTTCAACGACTACCCATCAATTAGAATTGATGAAAAGGGTAGGAGTCAACCTTTAGAAATGTTGGTGTCTGAAACGGGGTCATATAAGAACCATGATTACATTCCTCACGTAGAGGAAGTTGACAATTCATCAAATTTTATCGGTGGTAATGATGATAAAGTTGTTTGTAATAGATATTCTAGAACTGTTGGATCTGGTGGTATTCAATTAAAAACCACAGGTAATACAGAACTTGGGGGTTCTAGCTTGAAAGTTGGATTTAAGAAGATCAATATCAATGCATCTCACGGGGTCAGTATATCGTCAGAATCTTCGGTAGAGTTATCGTCACTGAAAACCATAACCCTAAGAACCAATAGACAGGTATATGTTGAGAGTTCGCTGGGTGTGAAGGGTAACCTAATCGTAGGGGGTGGTATATCTGTGGAGGGGGAGACATACTTACACCACGTAACAGCCCCTCTAGAGGTGCAGCAGACTCAAGATACAACTCTATTTGGTAAGTTCGCAGCAGATGAGGATAGAACCCTTATAATTGGGGAGTGTCAGGTTGGGGGAGTGTTCTATCCTGTTTACGCATCTGCCAAGGATGATCTAATAGTTAATTATCCACATAGTCATCACTTCAACAATCTACCTTTGAGGTTGACCGAATCAAATAAGGACGTTAGAAACTTTGCGGCAGATGAAGATATTAACAAACATGCTACGATATCCCAATCACTTCCACAGAAGCATGAGCGTAAAATAGCTGAAAAGTCTACTTAATTACATCAACAACACCAAGTTGGACACATTCTTCCGCCTCCATCCATAGATCTCTTTTCAGAAGCTCATCTAGCTTTTTCATCGGAATTTTAGTGTTCTCCTTATAGAATCTTTTAAGTAATTTCATAAGATTGGTAAGATTATACATCTCGTCCTCAAATTCCGAGAATTTACCATACATGCCAGATGACAATTGGTGAATTAATAGATGTGCATGTTTTCCAATAAATCGCTTTTCCCCAACTGCGATGATTAGAGTTCCCGCAGACGCTACACACCCATCGACATATGTATATACTTTAGATTTTAAATTCATAATTGTATCTACGGTTGAGAATGCTGCAAATATACTACCACCATATGTATTAACGTGTAGATGGATAATTGGGGTGAAGCTGTCTTCACCTAAAATATTCTGCGTATTTTGTAGTTTCAGGTCAACCTCTTCTAAAGTTTTATTGAGTTCTAACATTGAGTCCTCATCTACATCTCCATAGAAATATACCTTATTTTCTACAACCCTAATGCTACCTGACGTTGGCATTATCATCTCGTTACCCTGCGTGGTGATCATTATAGGTTGATACGTGTTTGTTACTACATCTTCATCCATGTTATTTTTATATTTCCAATTCATCATAATTTTATTTGTTTAAAATAGTTCATCTTCACTGATATCGACAGCATCCCTAAACGTCCCATTATTAATGTTTACTGGGTTTACAGTATCATTTAGAGTGTCGATCTCCCAAGATATTTCTGGTATTAATACTTTAGCAAATTTATCTCTATTTTTGAAGAACGTCGATTCACATATTTTGTAAAAATATGCATTTGAATAAATTCTTTTAGCTAGATTTGCATCTTTATGTGTCAACTGAATATTTCCTATAATGTATCCGACGTTTGAATCAATCCTATCGGGCGATACAGTTCCATATTTATTACCATCATAACCTGCGAAATAAATATCCCAACCAGTTAAAGCACATTTACCATTTTGGTCTGTATAAAGCTGGAATATGTAATCCAAATCAATTGAAAATTCTCTATTTTTAGTCTTAGAGTGATTTTTCATTTGGTTATAGAAAGAGTTTGGGATAGTATGGTGTCGTTTTTTGGGATTTTTATTAGAGATTCCCAATATTTGAGATCTTGACCAAATGGCAGACTGTGTTTTATTTATTTGTTTGGAACATTCTAACGCTCCGATCTTAAGGTAGTTTTCAACTAAAAATTTATCTTCCACATCCGTCCAAGTAGTCGATTTTAAATCGTAGCATTTACGACACCCATGACCATCGATATGATCGTAACACGATTGTTTGAATTGTCCATGAATTTCGCAAACTATTTCACATTTATTTGAAATACCAGTGAATGATTCCTTTAGATATTTATATCTACCATTGTGAGTATTATTTGCGCGTTCTACAAAAATATCAAATGTCACTCTACGTTTTGGGTTACTGCTCATATCAGAAATCAAAAGTCATAGAATCTATATCATTTGTGATTTTACCTTTTTTATAATTAGTTAAAGGTTTTTCCTGTGGTGCAGCATCTACCTCATCACTATTAATATATTCTTTAATCCACCCACCTATTGGATTTTTCTTACATTCAAAAATCTGATCAAAACCCATAGATCGTAACCTTATGTTAGCCAACCATTCCACATAACCGTGAAGTATTGTGGCATTTAAACCAAGCAACTGTCCCTTAGAAAATAAGTAGGTAGCCCAATCTTTTTCATGCTGAACTGCGGTTCTATATGTTTCATATATAAGATCTGTATTATTTAATACAATATCTTGAAACCCTTCAGATGGATCGTTTTTCCATCTTTTCATAATGTTTTGAGTTATGGAAACATGGGTATCTTCATCTCTATTGATAAGTTTAATGATATCTGCATTTCCTTTCATAATCCCGCGACTACCAAACCAATACGAACATGCAAAAGATACGTAGAATAAAATTCCTTCGGCTATCTGTAGAGATAGAACAGTTCTAAATACGTCCTCTTTTGGATTATCGGAATCGTGTTTGAGTAGTTTGTCGAAGCTAGATGTTAATTGTGATGCTCGTTTCATTACTTCCACGTTACTATAAATGTCCTCGAAGAATTGGGATGGATCTTTAACGATGTTCTGTAGAATCCATGTATATGATTCTGAATGTGTGTTCTCCATTAGAAGCCACCAATTCATAGCAAATTCTAGCTCAGAATTGGTAACATGACTTTTCAAATGGTCTATAGTTCTAGATAGACATGAATCACCAACAGTCTGAAACATTAAATTATTCACAAAAATGAACTTTTCAGCTTCACTTAAATTTTCGAATTGCGCCCTGTCGTTAGATATCGGAATTTCGTTGGCTTGCCAGTAATTACCACGTTGATCCTCGTAAGATTTTTTAAACTCCGAATATTTCACTATATCATATCTCTGCAATCCGAGACTCTCCCCGAAAAACATTGGTTGACTTAGAATATCTGTTGATTTTTTATTTAATACTGTTTCCATAATTTTTATAATGAGCAACTACCACTGGCACAACCAGATTCATCTTCATTTTGGGTTGGGGTTTCTTTAGCTAAATTGTCACTTTCCTTTTTAGTATTACAGTAGTAAAAGGTTTTATAACCCAAATGCGTTGCATAAAAATGATCTTTAACGATAACACTCATAGGGATATTACCACCTTCATAATTATCGGGATTGTAGTATCTATTGGCACTTGACGACATACATAGCCATTTACCCAAGGCTGCATTAACCCTGATTATACCATCATTGTTTAAAATGTCACCTTTCTTTAGATAAAAATTCTTCCATTTTGAAATTCCCGGAACTACTTGAATTGTGGTCTTACCTTTAGAAGTTTTCCTAATCACTAGAGATGTAATTGGTTCTATACCATTAGTGGTTCCTTGAACCACCGATGAGCTTTCACATGGCATTTGACATGATACTGTCATATTACGCATACCATATTTAGATATATCGACCATCAAAGATTCCCAATCTAAGGTGTGCGACTTCACGATAGAATCTACATTTTTATTATACAGATCTAATGGTGACTTAGAACCATTATAATATTTAGACCTATTGAAATGTGGTGCTGCTCCCATCTCCTTAGCTAGGTTCATGCTGGCTTCCATCAAATAGTATTGTTGTTTTTCGAAAAAATCTGAAACCAACTGAGGTGCTTCTACAGAATCATGATTCAAACCTTTAGATGCTAACCATGCTGCCATATTTGTCACTCCAATACCCAATGATCTTTTATTTTTTGCAAAGTTTTCACAAGCTTTTACGGTATATTCTTGAATATCTATAATCCTATCCAAGTATCGAACTAAAAGTTCACATGATTTTTTATGTTCTTTGTCGTTTTTAATCCTAAGCATATTGATGGCACCAAGGATGCATACACCAACTTCTGCTTCTGGATCGTTTGAATATCTCTCAGCTTTTAGGGGGTGTAAAACCTCAACGCAAAGATTACTCATTCGAACCGTATCTATCCAAGGACTATACATATTAGACTGATCTATGTTCATAATATAGAGTCTATTAGTTTCTACCATTTCGGTAAACATCTTTGAAAATAATTCTCTAGCCGCTACGAATGTTCTAGGAGTTTCACTCTTTTCATATTTCATATACAGAGAATCAAATTCTAAAGTTCCGAATGCTTCATATAGGTCTGGGGTGTCGTGTGATGAAAAGAGAGAAATTACACCATTCTCCTTAAATCTATCATCAAATATTTTTGAATTTGTTATTAGATAATCTAGATGTGGGACACGATTTTCGTGAGTTCCCTGATTATTCTTCAATTCTAAGATAGTCATAATTTCTGGATGAAATATGGGGAACGTTACAGTTCCAGCACCTCTCCTAGCACCTCCCTGCTGGCAGGCGTGGATTGTATCCTGATACATCTTCAACCAAGCTATAACTCCCGAATGAAGGGTATCTCCACCCTTAATTGGGGCGTTTACGGGTCTTAGACGACTAAGATTAAGACCAACCCCATAACGATCACATGTGACCATACCAGCAGTCGTATTAGCCGCGAATAACGATCCCTTAGTATCATCCACATCTATTAGACAACATGAGCTATAACTCTTAGTTTTGGATCTAGCACCAGCCATAATTGGAGTTGGGATATTAGTTTTCATCTTACTGATCTCATCGTAAAATCTTTTAACCCAATAAATTCTCTTTTGTGGTAGTTCCTTTTGAAAACCAACCATACCCATTAATACTATTTGAAATTGGGGAGTTTCATGAATCTCTTTAGTTTTTCTATTTTGTATAAGATACTTTTCGGAAAGTTGTAACAACCCACCATAGTCATAGTAATCATCTCTATTATGGTCAATAAATTCATCAATCTTATCGATTTCCTTCTTAGAATACATGTTGAGTAGTTCTGGGTCGTAAAAACCTCTTTGAACGTTATCACGTATGATATCGTATAGTTTTGGTGGGTTTTTACCACCCCAAACTTTTTTACGCATCATATACATAAACAGACGGGCAGCTACTTTTGTATAATTGGGATTATGTTCACTTATAAGATCTGCCGCAGAGTCCACTAAAGTTTGATGAATATCTTCAGTTGAGATACCATCCGTCAGTGACATGTTAATACCCATTGCGACATCGGTTAAATTCACACCAGCCACCCCGTCCGTAGCCCACTTCAAAACTTTATTTATTTTTTCCGCATTGTAGTCCTCTATCGACCCATCCCTTTTCGTAACTTTCATTGCTTTTTCTAGTCCCATATCTGTTGAGGATACCTTATCACGATTCAATTCTTTGTCAATGGTGTTCATTCTTTCTGGCTTATTTAGTCCCAAAAATAATGTTTTATCTGGTCATTTTAAACACGCCAAATATACTAAATACAGTTTTAGCTAAATACTATTATGTGGCTAAATGAGATAGGAGATTTATATACCGAAGGATGGTCTAGTAAGGCATCGGGAGCAACCCCAAATAGAAAAGGGGGGTGGCACAGCCCAGAAGAAAATGCTATAGGACTGTCATATAAGGGAACATTTGGAAGAGGGGGTAGTGATATGAACGCTAAGACCATATCCACATTCGAACAGGAAGAGGAAGCTACGATTTCAAAATCTTCTGTGTTGCAACTAATATCCCAAGAGTTAAATACCCTTACGGAATCTGGTAATGACAATGTTGCTATCCTATCATTGAAAACCCTACAAAGTAAAATAGAAAAATTATGAACCAAGATCTCACCAAATTATACGAAGATATTCAATTTGACCACACACCCAACCCAAAATCCAGAATGGTTCGGGAGAATGAACGTAGGGTTGAAGATTCGAGTGAACAAATTGAAGAATTGATATCTGGTGTAATAACTTATTACAAACAGTTAAAGCGATCATCGTCTTTAAATATAACCGATATGACTCCAATTGAAGAACTGGAACAGCTTTCAAAATTCTTAACACCACACTTGGCGCAATTTAAGGAATTTAAATAATGAAAAGATTGAGCCAGATAGAACTCCTACGGGAAATGCCTTTAACCAACTTGAAAAAGATTGGTAAGTGGGATGATAAAAAGAATCGACACGGTTACGACAAACAATCCGTGGGAATTTTAAATTCTCCCGCTGGTTTGAAAAAGATCGAACAAAAATTTAATAATATACGAGATATCGATTTTAATTTATATTTTGTAAAAAAACCAAATGCCAGTAAAGTTTCGGAACTTGGGGTGGTGTCTCCAGAGCAGGTAACTAATATGTTGGGTTTGAAGTGGGGGGAGGATCTACCAGTTCCAGAAGATCATGAAATCACAGTCTTATTCACTGCAAATGCCGCAGCAGAAAGAACACCATTGACCGCATGGACAATTGCACATAGAATAGGACATGCATTTGCAGCTACGTTTAGGCGAAATGGTGATAAATCAATCAACTATTATTTAAAAGAAATAGACAATAATTTAGATAATATTTTGAAAAATTGTTATGGATTTGATGTATATGGGTCTGGTATGGATCGTAGATTTGGTTCGGGGATTATAAATGCAAGCCACCCCATAGTTAGAAACCTATTAGAATCTATTGGAACTTTTAGAAGTGCTAGGATGAAGAAATTACCTAGAACTGGAGAGTTCATATATGAATGT